TTTATTTGGATTCTGTCATCAGTTTGCTCTTCAACTGCTTCATTCTGTGTCGTTTCTTCTGACATTGTTTAATACCTCCATCATTTCTTCGGGTGACATTTGTGGTTGACCATTGGCTTGTGTTGGATTTGCCATTGGGTCTTGTTGTTGCATTGGGTTAGCTGTTTGTTGTTGTTGTTGTCTCAACATATCCATGTTTAGGATGTCTTCAGGTAATTCATCGAATGACTCGAAGATTCTTTCTACAAATTTAATTGGGTCAATCGCTGCTGCAACTTGCGGCATATTACCAATTACATTTACAATTTGCATAAGTTTGTTAAAGTTTGTCATTTTAAGAACTTTGCCAGATATACCTCTTACTGTAATTCTAGCTTCTCTAATGATATTCATACGTTCATTGAAAGATAGTCCAAGTAATAATTTTATCGGGTTGTCTTCGTCTTGCGAATACATAGGTTCATGCGATACATCGTCAATGTAAATTAACTCTGTGTGAAGTATCATTTCCAAGGAGGGTTCGATAATACTACGTTCTATCTCACTAGCAATATCAGTAAAAAAGCTAGCTGTCTCTTGGGTCTTCTGACTTATTTCTTGTGCTGTAGGTCTTCCTTTACTTGTTGGTTGTCCTTGAAAGAACTCGTTTTGAAATGACCTATTTTGTATTAGTCTGTCTATAACAAATAATAAATTTGTTGCATTAGGGTTTAAGTTTTGATTATATACTTGATTAATTGTATTAGGTGCAGTTACAGGATATAAACGTCCTGGAGTAATAGAGCCAAACAAATGAGCTTTACCACTTTCTACGTTTGTAGAAACTAATTCGTATACTCCTAATGTAGACATACGAAATGCATCTAATAATAAATTCATACTTTCTACATAAGACGATAGTAGACTTCTTAATTTTGATATATAGCCTCTACCATAACGTCCTTGTAAAACTTTCATTGGGAATCCACATATATATGGGAATCTACCATTTGGTAAATTGTTTTTACCATAATAAACAACTGTGTTATCACCTGCTATAATAAAATGTACATTACGGTCTAACACAGCTCCACGTTTGTCTGAAATATATTTTGCATATACATAACATAGTTTAACTTGTGATAAATGATTTTCTTCTTGGTCTCCCTTATACATCATGCTTCGTATTACTTTGTTTGTATTGGTCCAACCATTAACTCTAGCCAATCTTTCATAGTCAGCTAAACTAACAGTTTTCATTTCTATAATATAACTGTCACCATTAGGGTCTAGCATAATGTTAAATGGATTTACAGCAGATACTGTAGTCTTACCCATAATATCGGTTTGCTCTTCTATTTCGCCACTACCTTCATTTACTCTTGGATAAGTTTGCTCATCGTATGTATATCTAATTTTTGTATAATAAGGACTTGTTAACAAAGAAAATTTTAACGCATCGCCAAAGATTAACGGAAACTTATTGTTTGCTAACACTTGTTGTAATAATTTATTTAACGCACTCTGATAACCTTTATTAGGATGTTCTATAGTAAAATATTTATTGTCAGTTGCCATTAAGATACGGACAAAGAAGTTAGATAATCTAACAACTAAGTTATCAACTACTGGGTCTTTTATCTTTGTTTGCCAATCTAATTTATTGTCAAAGTTATATTCATCCATATAAAAACGCATGTTCTCACGCCACTCTTGTGAGTTTTGTGTAAACACTGGTTCGGCTTGATTTTTTATGTAGTTGAAAAAACTTAATATTATTTCTGGTTTTACACTCAATTTAATGTCCTGCCTTTTTCTCCGAACTGCATATCAAAATATTCTGGTTCATTTATTGGAATGTCGTCTGTATTAACTAATCGTTTAGAAATATAGTACAATCCTAATTTAAATGCATCAGATATGTGTTCATAATATTTATCTCGTTTTGGTATACCATTTTCGTCTCTTGTATAATTAGACAATGTTTCACAGAGTAACTGTGCGTGTTTAGAATCTATTTGAATTCTTGGTATACCTTCAGCTAACATTTTTAATTCTTCATTAGCTAACACTACACTGGTATCTCGTTTAACGTATACTACGTCTGTTTGCAATCCTTTATTTTCAAATATCATTGCACTTGTGTTAGGAGATACATCATACTTTCTGTTTGCATCGTGTGGTAACAAATCCATTGTGTTTAACAATTTAGGAAATGCTTCTGTTTGTTGAGCAGTAACTTGGTCTATAAAATCTGTAAGTTGTATATTTTTACCAAGAACTGCCATAAGTACATTCTTACGTCCTACTTTGTCAACTTGAAATATTACACATGCTGGTCTTGTATAACCTAAATCCCATGCTCTCCAAGCTGTACGTAATGGGTCGTATTGTTCTGTCAGATTATCTGCTACATGCATTTCATTAAAGTCTGGATATACTATTGGTCCTTTAGGTTGCAGTTGAAACTTACCACCTTCACTAAACCTCCAATGCATTGCAGTTTCTGTAAATCGTTTTTTGTACCTTTCTATCTCTTCTTTCTCTAGAGATAAATTATCGTACACGTCTATAAAATGAAAACTGGTGTCTTTGTCTTCTTCTTGTCGTTTGTATATATCTTGTGGTATATAGTTGCTTGTTGCGTCTTCTACAATAAAACTCATAATCATTTTGCCAGACTTCCTTAGTAGCCTAGCTAATATCTCATCATGCATATTTTGTGGCGGACATTCGTCAAACCAACAAAAATCAATACCAGAAGCCTGTAAGTTCTGTGTCTTCATTTCTGCTGACTTAAATTCTAATATTGTCCCATCCCAAAATTTTACAAAGTCAAGACATCTGTTCTTACCCCATGCTACTTTACCACCACGTTTCTCTATACTTTCTATTGACGGTAACAACCCTATGTCATTAGGCGTATCAGTAGAAAAAAGGTGAACCTGACTAGACGTCCTTTGAATATCAAAAGAGGGACTAAACGCCCATATAATTCTGTTACCATATTTTGGTTTCTGTATTTCATATTGTGGATGCCATCCTATTACATTGTAAGCTGTAACAGCAGCACTGCAATATGACTTACCACTAGAATTATTACCGTGTACATAAACACTAAAGTTATTATCGTCAACAATAGGCTTTTGCGCAGGGTATGGACGAAAGAAAAAAAGGTTGCCATACCAGTACAGCAACTCTGCTTTAATTTTTTTATCAAAATTGCTAAACTCTTCATCTGTCATGTTATGGACTTTGTGCCATAAGGCTAACATTTTTTTGTCCTTCCACCACCAGTCTCTTATCATAATAATCCAAAGCAAGGATGTATTGGCGGGTCAAGTCTCCT